AGACAGACGTGGGCATCTCGACTGTTGGACTTTCCTTCTGGGCATAGGAGTCCTCCTTTAGTTGTAGAAAATTAGATATATATGAGAATGATTATTATTTCAAGTCTTTTTTAATAGCTTCCAAGCATAAATCAACAAATTTAATTCATTAATTCTTGCTTCAGCGTTCTCAATACGTTCATCAATCGCCTTGTCACGATCATGTCTGTACTTTGTGAGGTTAACTACGTTTGTCATCAATGTTTCTCATGGTTAGATATAAGTTCAGATAGATCTTCAATAATGTCATTAACTTGATCAGCAACTAAATTACTATCCTCATTAATTAATTTACCAAGATCTTCTAAGGTGTACTCTCTTGTGCTGAAAGTCTTACCACAATCCTTACAAGTTCTACTTCTCCAGATGTAAGCAGCCTGTCTAGGTTTCTGTGTGTTCACTTCAGTAGAAGAACCACCGCATTTAGGACAGATAATCATTTTTGATCCTCTGCTTTTACAAGACATTCAACAACAACAACGTCATACCAGACCCCATCAACTTGTTCCTGTTCTTTTTTATTCTTTACTAAAAAATTAGTACAAGGGCATGTTTCAATCCAATGATGCAGCCTAGTTCTTATTGAATAACTCATTGGTCATCCTCCCTTTTCATTCTTAAGAACTTAGATTCTAGTTTCTCCATGCAAAGATCCCAGGCATCATCCTCACTTATGTCTAATTTCTTAGCAATAGATAAAGATAGCTCCCTTAAATGCGTAGCTATGGCCGTAAGGTTGTAAGGATAATCACTCATTAGTTATCCTCCTTAAAAACTATGTCATATCTTTTCATAATGTATTCTTGATATTCTTTTTTAAATTGAATAAATCCTTTACCTTTTTTTGATTCATAATTAGTAAATCGTTTTGTCATTCCAAATCCATCTTTACATTTTTCTATAGAGGTTCGATCAGGAAAAAAAATAGGATTAAATTCATTATCTATCAAAAATTGATGAGCAATATGGAATAAATTTGTGCGACTATTTATAGTGCCTATTAATTTTCTAATTACAGGTTCATTAATAGAATGTTCAGATAAAATTTCACAAATTTCAATCCATTCACATTTATTAAAATTGTCTATCCTCATCTATCTACCCCCTTGGAATTGGATAGACGCATTGCGTAGGCTTTCCCAGTACATTCCATTACCATTATCATCAATCAAGATAATAGAATGTTTTTCCAGGTCCACACACACGTCTTTTATATACCTCCCCTCATCCTCATCGGATAAAAAGATACAAGCTCCCTTTAAAAATTGGCAAGGGATACTCTGATTGCTACAAAGTTTCATAAAAATAATAATCTAGGACTAGGTTCATAAAGAACCTGTTAAAAATTCATATCTAAAAAATTCTTAAAAGGTTCATTAAAGATTTCGGCAGGGATAATAAGCAACTAACATCTATAAAAAAAATAAAAAAAAGAAAGAGCCTAGAATTAACTAGGCATGGTTTTTAAAGTTCTTCAAAAAGATATACAAAAGAGTAACTAAGCATACCCACACAATAAAAGTAGTCATGATTCTATTTGATCAATTTTTTTATAGGCTTCCATTAACTTTTTATCTGTAATGCTCTCATCAAACATCCAGGAATCATTAACGTAAGCTTCTTTAATTTTTTTGTCTTGTTCTTTAAGAGCCTTTTTAAGACTCTTTTCTTGATGATTGTTTAAAGTCATTTCTTTAACCTCATAACGTCATCATGTGCTTGTTTTATAAATTGCTCTAACTGTTTACCAGTTACAACAATAAAACCATTAACAAGGTTATCGTCTATAACCTTATATTTTTTTGTAGGTTCTAATTTCATTTGATTAAATATCTCTAGCTATATTTATATAAGCTAAATTCATTAATCTTTTAAATCTAACTCTAACTTCTTTTATATCCTGACTTTTTATATCTTTTAAATTGATATAAGAACTAGTAGGCATAATTTGAAAGTCTTTATTAGCTTTAATATCGTTAATAATTGCTTTTTTTGACGTGTAGTCACGTCCGTAAGCTCCAACAAGAGTTAAAACAGTGTTCATAATAAATAAAAAATAACTGGGACTAGGATTCTTTAAAGAACCCTTTAAAACGTCCATAACTGGACGCTTTAAGGGATTGTTTAAGACTTAAACCTTAGTAGTAGATAAATCTTTTTTGATAGCTTGTAAAGCCTTTGAAGCTTTACTACCTTTTGGTTGAGTACCATGTAGCAATAAAGCAAATGGTTCATCTTTTAAGCAACTGCTATCATCTTTATCTATTTCATAAGGTTTATTTCTATGCAATATACCCAGGCTATAAGCTTCACTTATAGAGTTAACAACAATAGCGTATCTTTTAAAATATCCTTTATGGATTAGATAGTCATACTTACCACCCATTGAAGCAGTTAAATAAAAATTATCTGGTATGGATACATTAGAACCAAAAAGATTAAGACTTTTTGAGTAACAATAGAATTTAATATCAGGATTAAGTCTAGCTACTGCTAACCAAGATCTTAAGTATTCACCTGAGAAAAAATCCCCTGAGTCATGTATCCTTACTTTTTTAATGCTTTTTGTTAAATACTTATTTAATGATTTATTAATTAAATCAACAGCATTAAAAGTATTTTTTTTAAAATTTAAAGAATCAATTAAAAGATCTAAGTTATATTTACGCTTTTTATATAAAGCCGTATACATAACTTCTTGACTTGCCGCATAACATCTAAATTCAGTGTTAATACCATCTTGTATAACTCTTTTATTATCTTTATTAATAGAAACAAAAGAATGACAAAGACTAGCACCTGGACAAGTTTTACCTGCTGGTAAAGAAAATATTAAAGTATCCTTAGATAGCTTTTTATTTCCCTTACTAAATTTTAGTAGGTTCATTTTTAATAATTTTCTGGGACTAGATTTGTTTTTTAAGACAAACCTTTAAAACCTTTTACAAGGCTTTAAGGGTTTTACTTACAGCTGCAAGTTAAGAGTATTTTTTTAAGAACTCTTCAACTTGTTTCTCTGTTAATAGTTTGCAAATATCACCTAAGAAAATGCTTACATCATCAAGTTTTCCTTCTTGGATTAAGTCAAGAATAAATTCTTTAATAATTATTTTCTTGCTTGCTGTTTTAAATTCTGTGGTCTTGTACATTTGATTAATTAGTTTCTAGGACTAGTACTAACTATCTATTAGTTATCTATTAGTTAACTAGTACTGCATACAGTATTACTAAGAGTGGTTATCGATAAATAATAAATACAAATAAACTTAACAATCTGTAACAATAGACCTCTATATACCCCCCTGCTGTCCATTTTTATGTCCAATTCTGTCCAAAATACTATTAATTAGTCCAGGAACCTAGTCAGTATCTATACTGTAGCTCTGTCCATATGACAGTACTACTAATAAAAAACTCTATATATAGCTTTATTTCTACAAAAAAATTAAGGTATATGGGGAAAAATAAAGTTTGTATATATGCGTAAACCCTTCAAATTTTTGCTCCAAAATTATTTTAAGTAGTACTTATAGATAACTAGTAGATAACTTATAGATTAACTATAGAACCCCTATAGATCTGCCCAGAAGTGATCTATAGGGGTCTGTAGTAGGTCTTATGTATAGAGACCTATAGTAATTAGTCTAATAGGTAATACTGTGGGCTGCTGTTCTGTGTGGGTTTCTGTGACTTTGGTCGTTTCTATGATTGTGGGTGTATCTTCTGTGGGATCTTAACGCTGGAACCCCCCTATAATCCCCCCATTTCTTCACTACTAGTACCTAATAAGAATTATTTATAAAACCATCGTTAGATACATTAGAATTACTTATCTGTTTATGAGTCATACCTAGAGCAGATTGGGTGACAGTGTTGTTCATGGAAGAACCCCAGTTATCTAGGTGTATGGATAGAAGTTCATCTTTACGAGATCTTATGTTTCTATCTTCATCAGCAGACATATATTCAGTCCAGTAAGAAACTGCACCTGAAAGAGCATCAAGGATGTCATCGTGTACTAGGGAACCTCTATGTTTTGTTATACGAGACATCTGATAGAACAGTTGTAGTTTTAACTTACGTTCTGGAGCTTCGTTAGGATTAGATCTATAGTCTTTTTCTACTACCTTCTGGTCGATTATTAGCCTGTGAGAGTTCATTACAGGTTCTAGGATGTCAATTATTCGTAGTTCTTTAGTCTTTGTATTGCGTACGTCTTGTACTTCACAGGGGTGGTAACGCATAAGGAAGGGTTTTAGTAGTTCAGCAAACATACCTCCACCCATGTTTGACTCAACGAGGATTGTATTTACCTTATTGGTCTTAGCTATCTTGGCTAGGGTTGTTAATACTGCATCTGAGTAACCACCATTTAGTCCACCTGCATCAGGAACGTATAGATTACCGTTTAACATTTTTACTACAGCGTAACCTGTAGCATCTTTTCCCTTACCAGAGGGGTCAACAAACATCACTGAGCCTGTATATTCAATCCAATCACCAAATTGTTGGGCAGGTCGGTAGAAATGATCACCGTTAAACCCTACACAGGGGAGTTCTTTGATGACATATTCGGGAGAGGAAGACCAAATTACCTTTTCTGGTGCATGATCTGGGTTTACTGAAGAGATTATTAGGTCTGAAAGCTTAAGAGGGTATCTATCCTGGTCTGATAACGAAGTATCAAGCATGAATTGTAGAGAGAACCCAGAACGTCCGTAGGAGGCCTCACGTTCCATTAGATCTATTGCAGTGAATCTTTCTGGGTCAACAGGATCTTTAGGCTTTACAAGCTCTTCTTGAAGGCTTTTGGCTAACTTAGGGGCTAGTCTATCCCCATAGTTGTTTTTAAGGTCTGGATAACGTGCTGTCCAGATACGAGTTGTATATCCACGTTCTTCAAGGGTTAGATATAAAGATTGTTCTGTTTGTGGTGTACCAAGAAAGGTTATTTTACCGTTTGGTTTAAGGATGGCATCAAATTCTTTTACAGCTTCACTTAACTTGTCTCTCATCGGTTGGGTAAAGCTGTTGTTTGGTACTTCTACGTCATCAGCAATTACTTCATCAGCTCTACTACCTGCCATTTGTCCTAGAACACCTTGAGACTTTACAGAAGGGGCATGGTCAGCTTGAGCAGGGCCAACATCAAAACTTATCTTAGAGTTTCTCTGAGAGTCTTCTGGACGTAGTGGGGCTAATATTGGCATCTCGTTTATAAGACGCATGGTAAAAGTAGAGAAGTTATCTGCTCTATCCTTACTTGCAGAGACAACAAGGAACTTTAGTTGTGGATTCATCCGTAGTTTCCACACAACGTAGGTAGATGTAATCCAACTTTTACCAACACCTCTAAAAGCTTGTATGATTTTTCTTCTGGGACCGTATTGTAAGTATTCAGCTATGTCTAATTGAACAGGAGTAGGATCTGGCAGGTTAAGATGTCGCCAGGTAATGATCAGGAAATATCTAAAGTCTTGTAGTTTTTCAGGAAGCGGTTGCATAAAG